TCAGTACTTCATCTTCTGCATTTCCCGCAACAAATATGTCGGGTCGTTGTGTGACACGTACTTGTTTGCCGTGGTGGAGAAATTCTTGTGACCGAGGATTGCCTGCACAGCGGTTTTTTCCAGACCACACTCCACCATTTTACTGCTGGCCGTATGACGCAGCGTATGCGGGTGCACCCCCTCTATATGGCATTCCTGCATCAGGGCACGGAATTTTGTAGCCACATTGCGTTTGTCCAGCTTTGTGCCGGTCTTGGATGGTATCAGCCATTCGCACCCGCTGTTCAGCATCCAAAAAGCTACCGTCTTGTAAATCGGTTCAAGAATCGGGATAATGCGGTTTTTGCCTGCCTCGGTCTTTTCGCCGCCCTGCATATAGTGCTCCTTCAGATGCACATCCTCGCAGCGCATGGAAAGCAGCTCGTCGATGCGCATGCCGGTATAAAGCAGTACCATTGCGATTTGCGCCGTCTGCCCAAACCTCGGGTCGTCTTGTCGGCTGCTGATCTGCTCGATCTCTTGGGCGGTCAGGGTGCGCTCTGCTTTTCCTGTAGCCGCCGGGAGCTGCAGTAGCATGGCATAATTTTTGTTTATGATGTCCTGCGCCATTGCCCACTCGCAGATCTGGCTAAAAAGCGTGCGCTGTTTTTCACAGGAGCTTCGGGAGAGCCCTTTTTCCACCATTGCGTCAATGACCTGTTGATAATCTGCCGCTTTTAAGTCCCGCAATTGTCGGTCGTATAGCGGAGCAGCCTTTGCATAGGCCAGCTCGTACCCCTTTTGCATGTCCGTGCTGAGCTTTTGAAACTTTGGCTGAGCTTTCCATTGGGTATAGGCATCTGCAAAGGTGCATTTCAGAAGCGCAGCGGGGGTGTTCTTGGCGTTGTAAGCGTCCAGCGCTTGTACTGCTTCGCCTGCCGTTTCAAACGTCCCCAGAACGTCCCTTTGGGCTGTAAGCGCAACATACGGTCTTGCCCGCGTCCCGCTCAGTTTATACACGCTGCCGCTGCCCTTTGGACGGCGGCGCTTTTTTCTTTGCTGCGGGGCGGCTTCCGGCTGTTTCTTTCCGCACCACGGACAAAAAGAAGCACCATCCGGGATCTCCTTCCGGCAGCATGGTCTCACGCATTTCATGGCTTACTCCTTTTTCTGCCCGATATATCCGAATGCACCATTTTCAGCAGCGGCCCTTCCGGCCTTGTAGTTGATTTTCAGGTCGTCAATGGGAGGATGCGGAGCGTCCGGGCATGGGTCAAGGCCAGCAATCTGCGCATAGGTATACTGGTCTATGATGGTCCCGCACACGCTGACCCGGTTGTTGAGTGGGCAGTGCAGGTTTGCTGCCATCTCGGAGATCACCGCAGGCGGACTGCTGCCGTGTCGGCCCTTCAGAATGAAAAGCAGCAGTCGCTTCGTGATGGGCGGCAGAGCCCTCATCAGCAGATGCAGCTCCCAATCTACAGAATCTTCCAGCCTTTCGCTGTCGGAAACCGCATACAGATCTGGGTGCAGCATCTCCATAAACACGGTGATGGGTGACACCCCGCACGCAACGCACCAGTCCATGATCTCGTCACTGTCCGGGCTGGTGCAGCCTTTTTCCCAGCTCTGCACGGTGCGCTCTCCTTTTTCGATGCGCCTTGCGATCTCCACTTGACTCAGGCCAGCAGACACCCGTGCTTTTGCAAGCGCTTTCCCGATTTGGCTCGCCGTAAAATAACTCATACTTTCGCCCCCGTAAAACCAACGTGTTTTTAACAGAAAATGGCGCAGAAAAAATCTGCGCCATTCGACAAAAAATATCCGTATTTTGTTTTCCAACGGCGCATGGTAGAATTTGGAACATAAGACACAAATGTGCACAAAAGAAAGGGGAAAACAAAATGGATTTTGAGCAAAGAAACGGCAAAGAAACTGAAATGACCATCATCGACGGTATGCCTGCCACCGTTTTGAACGGAACCGACCGCACACCACAGCCTTGGGAGGATTGACTATGGAGAAGATGAGCCACTTTTGCACGCACATTCGAGCCGCGCTTGCCTGCTACGTTGATATGACTCCGGAGCAGCAAGCCCTTGCCACCATGTACGCCGCCCGCAAGATCAATACACTGCACGCATTACATATGACGGCCAAAACGCCCGGCGGCGCAGTGACCGGAGCAGGGGAATTGTTGCAAAAAATGCAACAGCTCGATGCAACCCATCAAAAAGAGTGATGGGCAAACCCATTGACTGCAACAACATGCAGTTGTATAATGCGGTTGTAAACAAACTTACATACCAAGCAGCTGAGATTTCTTTGCTGCGTACTCATCCTCGGTGATGGCACCAAGGTCAAGAAGCTGCTTGAATTTCAGCAGTTCATCCGCAACACTTCCAGCCGCCGTTGTCGGTTGCGCGGCCTTTTCCTTCCCAGAGGTGCATTCCTTCAGAAACTCCGTGGTGCCGCCGGGGTACTTCTGGACCGGAAGGACCTGCTCTCCCAGAGGGAGCGCAAAGCGGATAGAGACATTTTCCTTGCTGCGTCCCTTCCGGGTCTCACTTTTGGCGGTGGAAGCGCCCACGATCGCACCGACGGGCCCGGCAACGGCAGCGCCTACCACAGCACGGCCAATGCCGCCAACGGACTGTGTGACCATCACGTCATCCGCATCTGATTCGTACCCGGCGACCTCATCAAAGCTGTAGATCACGCGCGGGCCTTTGTCGCCGCTGCGGTGACCAAAGAAAAAGAGGCGATTGCTTTTGTCGATGGACACAAAAAGAGAATCCCCATCATAGATGGAATCGGTCTCCTTAAATGCCGCCCGGCGCTGCTCCATCGTTACCCAGTATGCCGCAAGTGCATTTGTCGGCTGCTTTGCAGCTCGGAAGCCCAGTTTTGAGTAAAAGAAGTTGCTGCATCCGGCGCAGATTAGACCGTCGGCGCTCTTTTCGCGGTTGAGTAAGCCCAGCTTTCCACCGCAGACAGGACAAGTATTTGCCATGATTACACCTCGTTTGCCATTTCTTTTCTTGCGCTTTCAAGTTTTTCATATTCGTTTTGAACGGCTTCTGTAAATCGCTTATCGCGCCCGTCAAGTAGAATATAAATAGAATCTTTCCACTTTTGATTGGAGTTTAATCGCCCTCTGTCTGTTTTCAGTGAGCAAATTTTATCCATTTGAGCAGAGGAATTGTTTTCGATTACGATCAAAAACAAACGCAGCTCGTTCTTTTCAACATTCCAAAGCAAAAGGGATGGACTGTAACTAAATTTTGCACCGTGCAATTCCGCAGCGGATAACTGCTGCAAGTCACTTTTAATAAGGTCGATTCTCTCAAAAAATATTGTTACATCCTTTGCGCGTTCAATACAAAGAAAGCCGTCCAAAACTCTTCGCATGACAGCCTGCAAATACCCCAAAGGAAGTTTATCTGCGTCAGATATATCAATATTAAGCGCTTCGGCAATGCGGTTCAAATCATTCCGGAATCCGATTTCTCCCCAATCTAATTTAGGCTTGTTGGGGAAAGCTGGATATTTCTCATCAATTCGCCTTCGGATTGCAGTTTTTTCTTCTTCACTTAAATCGCTTTCAAAAATAATTTCACTTTTTTGAGATAAATCATTTTTATTTTGACTTCCTTCGACTTGTTTCTTTTTGAAGAAAAAGTCAAAAAGACCCACGCAAAACCACCTCACACATATTTATTATAAGGAGGAACAAAAAATGCAGGACACTTCATTCAGCCCGGACGAAATCAGAAAAATCATCGAAAAGCTAAAGAGTGACCCTGCATTTCGTCAGAAAGTCCTCGTTATTCTTAATAAGGATTAGAGAAGTTCTCGGATAGCGTTCTTTTTCGCTTCCGAAGCTCCAAGAATCCGTCTTACAAGCTCAGCGTCTTCAGGAGACAGGCTGGACAAGTCCACGCCCTCCTGGGTGCTGGGCTTTTCTTTTTGCTCTTCGCCGGTCAACTCTTCGACCGTGACACCTAGCGCATTGGCTACTGGCGCTAGCATTTCATCTGGGAAGTCACGCCCACTTACTAGCATTTGCGAAATGTAACCACGGCTTTTTCCGACCTCTCTGCATACAAAAGAAACGTTGATTCCTTTTTCGGTAGCGATTTTTTTAGCCCTCTCCACATTTCGCATAAAAAAGACCTCGCTATTTTGTGAAAATAGCCAAATGTTCACTAAATTGCAAATCGGCTATTGCAAAATAGCCACTTGGCTAGTATAATACTAAGCACAGGGCAAGCAAAACCAAAGCCCCTGACAATATTATATCGGGCACACACTAGATTTTATTCACTTTGTACCTCGCAACTACATAGTAGCATATTTTCTAGTGATTTTCAAGCCCAGAAAGGAGAATTGCTAGTGAATGTATCAAAAATTGACCAGTTTTGCAAGTTGCACGGGCTGAGCCGCACCGATCTGGAGGCGGCGGCAGGCCTGAGCAACGGCGCAATTGGGAAGTGGGAACGCTCGATTTACGGGCCCAGCCTTTCACAGCTGCTCAAGCTCGCAAAGTATTTCAAGGTCACACTGAACGAGCTTGTGGTCTACGATGAGGAAGGAAAAGGAAAGGAGAATACAAGTGCCTGATTTTGAAACCTTTTTGCTTGCGCTTGCATCGATTGCGCTCATTGTCGTTGCTTTTGGCTTTTCGTGGGCAATTATATCTGGCCTTTGGTGGCTCATTTGTCACTTTGTCGGATGGCAGTTCACTTTCGGCGTGGCCACCGCGATCTGGATTGTGGCGATGCTTCTGAAATGGGTGACAAGCCATGATTAAGCCCGAACCGTGGACAGGCCGTTTAGTGGGCCGGATGCACAACAACCAGATTACAGTAGACGACGTAGCAAAGCATCTTGGATTTTCGAGAAGCTACTGTTCACTGATTTTGAACAGCAAGCGCAACCCTCCCGGCATTCGGGAAAAGATGGAAACTGCCGTCAGCGAGATCATCAAGGAAAAGGAGGACAAAACGGCATGAGCGAATTAAACAATCTCATCCCCGTTAGCTACGAAAACCCGGAGCGCCCCACGGTGAGTGGCCGGGAGCTGCACGAGTTTTTGCAGGTCAAGACGGCCTATAAGGACTGGTTTCCCCGCATGGTGGAGTACGGCTTCACCGAGGGTGAGGATTTCAACTTGCTCAAAATTGAGCGGGTTCAGGACGAGGGCGGGCGCAAAGTCAGCCGAACACTCGATGACCACCAGCTTACCATCCCAATGGCCAAAGAGCTGTGCATGATCCAGCGCAACGAGCGTGGCAAGCAGGCCCGGCAGTATTTCTTGGCTGTGGAGGCACAGTGGAACAGCCCGGAAGCGGTAATGCGCCGGGCGGTGCTGATCGCCCAGAAGCAGAACGACCAGCTCAAGGCCGCCAACCGCCAGCTTCTGGCAGAGAACAACGACCTGAAACCGGATGCAGAGTATGCCCGGGCGGTGTGCGTGGGCAAGAACTGCCGCACCACTACCAGCCTTGCCAAGGATTACGGCCTGAGCGCCGAGAAACTCAACAGCATCCTCCACGGACTGAAGATCCAGTACAAGACCAGCGACGGCCAGTGGGTGCTATACGCCAAGTATTGCGGCAAGGGCTACACCAAAAACCGCAAATCCACGCCGTTCCAGCACAAGAGCACCGGCGAGTGGGACACCAAGAACACCACCGTATGGACGGAAGCCGGACAGCGGTTTATCTATGAGCAGCTCAAGGCCGTGGGAATGCTGCCCAGCGTGGAGCGCAGGCAGAGCGTGGAGCAGATGGAGCTTGCCGCCCGGCAGCGCGACCAGGACGGCGTGGCGTAAGGATACAAACTTATTTTGGAGGTTACTATTATGAAAAAAGCTACTACTAACGAGACCACGTTTATCTGCGTCAAGCCTATCATTAAGGCTGAGTGCACTATTCGCATTGTGGGCGACAGCCCCCTGCTGGTGCATGCATGGAGTGAGAAGGCCAAGAAGGAGATGCTGCAGGGCCAGCAGGGCAAGAAGCTGCTGAAAAAGGACAAGGTTGCCAAGAACCCGGCGGGCGAGTGTGCCGAAGCTCTCTACTGGCTGGATGGCAAGCCGGACATTGATTACAGCGACTGGACGGAAGATTTGCTGCACCAGTACGGCAAGACGGCTCGCTTTGGCTTCCCGGCCTGTGCCGTCAAGGCTGCTGCCATTTCCGCAGCATACCGCATTGGCGCGATGAAGAACAAAGTCACCGGCAACGGGCTGTTCCACGTTTTCGGCATCGATGACCCGGAATTTATCGAAATCAAGACGTTTGACGAAAACAAGCCGAAGTTTGAGATGGCAGAGGACGAGGTGAAAATCGGCATGGGTACCTCTGACCTGCGCTACCGCCCCAAGTTTTACAACTGGTACGCAGATCTGCGCATTGAGTACAACAGCGGCAGCGGCATGATCGACCTGGACAGCATCCTGAACATGATCGAGCTTGGCGGCGACATGTGCGGTCTGGGCGAGTGGCGCATTGAGAAGGGCGGAAGCTGCGGCAAGTTCCACGTCAACAAGAACTTTGATTGATCTGGCTGGCTAGGCGAGCCAAGGCGGGCATTGGCATGTTAAGCTTCGGCAGGGCCGGTTAGGCGAGCTACGGCGTTGTGTGGCTAGGCACGGCAGGCATGGTTAGGCAGTCCGGGTTTAGGTAGATTCCGGTAGGGCTGTTAAGGCGTGTTACGGTATTTTGTGTCTAGGTACGGCTGGCAGGGCTAGGAATGCCGAGGATTGGAAAGTCGAGGCGTGGCTGGTTAGGCCAGTTTAGGCGATGTGCGGAGTGCGGGGCACGCTCAGATTAGGCATGGCTGGCAAGGTACGGTGCGTTCTTGTTGGGCGAGAAGAGGTAAGGCTAGGCTGGTTTGGCACGGTCAGGTTCCGTGAGCTGTGGCAAGGTACTTATGGAGTGGCTGGTTTGGTGACGTGTGTTGAGGCAAGTCATGATGAGGTACGGCTGGTGAGGTGAGGCGAGTTGGGTTTTGTCGTGCTTCGGCTGGCATGGAATGCCAAAATCAAAAACAGGAGGTTGCATATGAAAAATATTAAAGGTTATGCGTGGAAAAACGAGCGCACAGCAGCGTTCTACCACGCAACCGCAGAACAGGCGCATGAAGCGTTTGAAGAAATCCGACAGCGGGACGGTAAGCTGACCCCGGCGGCGGTGGTGGACAGCGCAAGGCCGGAGGAATCGGTGCTGCACGAGGACTTCGAGTGGCGGGACGATGTTGCCGCCGAGAAGTACCGGCAGGGGCAGGCCCGCCAGATGGTCGGCGCGGTGCGCATTATCCGCGAGGAGCGCCCGCCGGTGCGGGCATACGTCAATGTCAAGGTGGTTTCTTCCCTGCCGCTGAAAGCCACTGATTGCATCCGTGAAGTGGATGAAGAGCCGGAGCAGGCTACCGAGGAAGAGAATGAGGGCCGCTGCTATATGCCGCTGGAAGAGGTTTTGCAAAAGCCAGACCTCTGCAATCAGATGATGGCAGATGCCCGGCGGGATGCTCAGACCTACAAGCAGAAATACAGCGCTTTGGCAAGCCTTGCAAGCATCATGCAGGCCATCGACCAGACGTTTGAGGAGGACACCCATGAGTGAAAAGATCATCGCCTACAAGGCCATGGACAAAAACATGATGTGCCGTGGCAAGCAGTACGAAGTGGGCAAGACCTACCATGAGGACAAGGCCGACTGCTGCCGCGCTGGTATGCACGCCCATCAGAGAAAACGTTTACTATACCCTCAAAAATGGCGAGTTTGTGGAGGCTGAGCCGTGAAGAAGCATTACAACAAGCGCTGGCTAGAGCAGCGTTGGGACGCAAGGCAGCCAGAAAGGCTGGAACACATCCGGTCAAAAAGGCTTCTGAGAGCCAAGGGAGAGGAGAGAGAAGATGAACCCGAGCATAACGATAACAGAATGCTGCAAGATTTTGAGGGATAATCAGATCCCGAAAACGAATGACGTACTCTCTGCGCAAATTCAGGCCGGACTTTTCCCAGAGTGGGCAGTCCCTTCCGTTGGGAGCAAAAGAGCCTGCCCGGATATTTCAAGAGCACGATTTATGAAGTGGGTCAAGGAGTTTTACTGCCTTGACAAAGTATGCACAGCGGAGGACCCGAAGGAATGAAGTTAAAATCTACTACTTACTACTGGATGGCCGTCATTTTTGGCGGCGTTGGAATGGGCACAGCTATGGGCGCAGAGGGCACTGCGCAGACCACCGGATACATCTCCGGCACGCTGTTTTCGGTGTCGCTGGTGCTGATTTTGGCCGCTGTTCTGCTGGCTCGTCTGGGCTTTGCCGCAGAGGACAGGGAGAGATCCGCAAAGCGGCGCAAGTACGGCAAGATCAACCGTGCCCACGCCCGCAACCCGGAATACCCGGAGAATCAGGAGCGTGGGGCATGATGACGGCCAAAGAGTACGTTGAGGGAAAAGTCAAATCCTACACGCGGCTTGCCGAACGCTGCAGGCGAGAAGCCGAAGCCTCAGATGACATTGTTGTCCGGGCCGGATACTCCGCACGGGCAAACGTCTGGGAGATGTGCGCCGAAGAAATGGACAACGTGCGGGAGATGTTGCAAGAGGAATCTGGAGAGGTCACGTATGCCTGACACTGTCCACCATGTCATGTGGTACACCGTGTATGACGCAAAGACCGGAGACCTGATCGCCAGCGGTACGTCTGAGATGTGTGCCAGACGGCTGGGTTACAAAAGTGCAAACAGCTTTGCGTCTGCGAGCAGCCACGGTCGCAGCGGCAGGCATCCGGCTCACAAGTACGTTTTTGAGAAAGAGTGCATCCGACGTGATGAGGTGGACAGTCTGCCGCCGATACGCCGCAAAAAAAGAAGAGCCTGCCCGTGATACCAGCACGGACAGACCACAAGGTGACGGGGTTCCAGAGCTCCATCACCACAAAGGTATCACAAACAGGAGGTTTTTACAATGGATGACGTGGCATTTTACTATTGCTACGGACACCGCAAAGGGCACTGCTGCATTGACGTGCAATGCTTTGAGGGCGAGCCGGTCAAGGCCAGCGTGGACGCCCAGCACTGGGCAGATGAGCAGATCCAGACCGGCGAATACAGCCAGATCGACGTCAAAGACGCCCTGGGCAACCTGATCTATTCGAGGTGAGTATTTATGCAGAAAGAACGCATGAAGCGTATGACCAAGAGGGAGCGCGTCAAAGACCTTTCCAACAAGGCCGAGGGTATTTACTACTATGTCGGCCCGCAGCACATGACGTTCCGGCTTATCAATTCCGGAAATGACCTCGCAAGCGAGATCAACCACGCAGTGTCCTTTTTCACGACATTCGCCGAAAAAGGGTACATGGACGATACTTTCAGCCGAGCCGTAATTGACAACATTTACAGGATGGTCGGAAGGATGATGTGCGATATTGACATCATCCACGCAGCGGGCGGCGCGGAGGTCATGCCTGAACCGTACGAAAGCATTGATTTTTGTTACGGGAATGAGTACCGTACCCTGTTGCATGAGGCAGTCATCAATGGCTTGCCAGACAACTACAAGGGGCCCCAGCAGAATCCGAATGTGATAAACCTTGTAAAGCCGTCTGTGTCCTTCAAAGACCCCATGGAAAAGTTCGACTTTGACCCTGACGAATACAATGACGGCGAATTTATGAGCTTTACCGAGCACGAAGAGCCGCGCGACCGCAAAATTGTGTTTCACTGCACAAAGTCGGATCTGGATGCGATCAAGCGCTTTGCAAATATCATTCAAATCAAATTCACAGAGGAGGAAATCCACCATGCTTAATACCGCTGCCAAACCAATCATTGTCGAACAGCAACAGCCTGCGCAGGTGCATGAAAATGCTATCCCCCAGGCAATTTCAGAAGAAACCACCATTCAGAACTCCAACGCGAGCGCTGCAATCAGCAGTTGGAAACTTGCTTGCAGCATGGGAAAAGCATACGCTCAACTTCCGGACGGCATGGTTCCGCAGAGCTATAAAGGCAACGTCGCTGCCTGTGCCGTTGCCTGCAATATGGCAGCCAGAATGGGCATGGACCCGACCTTCGTCATGCAGAATCTGTATGTCGTACGGGGGAATCCGTCCTGGAGCGGCAAGAGCTGCAAAGCCCTGATTGATAACTCCGGCCAGTTTGCCGGTCGCACCCGCTACCGCATGGAGGGCGAGGAAGGCAAGGACAACTGGGGATGCCGCCTGATCGGTGTGGACAAGGTCACCGGTGAGAAAATCGAGGGGCCGAAGGTCACGGTTAAAATGGCAAAGGACTCCGGGTGGTGGGACAAGCCCAACAGCTTCTGGCCCAAGATGACCGAGATGATGCTCAAGTATCGCGCAGCCGCTTATTTTGCCCGTGCGGAGTGCCCGGAGGTCCTCATGGGTGCAAATGTTGACTGTGAATCTTACGAAGCCCCGATGGAGGATTGATGCATGCTTAACGTTGCAGCCATCATGGGCCGCCTTGTGGCGGACCCGGAACTCAAGACCACCACGCAGGGCACCAGCGTGTGCCGTTTCCGTATCGCCTGCGACCGCAGCTATGTCCGTCAGGGAGAGGAACGCAAGGCCGATTTTATTGACATTGCCGCATGGCGGCAGACTGCCGAGTTCGTCTGTAAGTATTTCCAGAAGGGCAGCCTGATCGCCATCGACGGCAGCATCCAGACCCGCCAGTATCAGGACAAGAACGGCAACAACCGTACCGCTTTCGAGGTCGTGGCGAACAATGTGAGCTTTGCGGGCGCAAAGGCGGCGGGGAAGTCCGCTGCACGGAGTTTTGAGCAGCAGACGCAAAGTTATGCACAGCAGGCAAACGCCTCTCACAGCGCACCGCAGGACGGTTACGCGCAGGGCGAGCCGGACGACTTTGCCGAGATCACAGACGACGGCGACCTGCCGTTCTGATAACTGGCAAAGCGCTGTGCTATCTGGCGTTACGGGCGTGCAAGGAAGGAGGTGAAAATCCATTGGGAGAGAAAAAGCACAAGAGCGTTATTCTGTTTTCAGAGTGGAAAAAGCCGCTTCGGATTCTTTCTCTAGAGCAGAAAGGCCGCATTTTGGATGCACTTCTGGACTTTCCCGACGGGATTCCACCGGAATTTGACGACCCGATGCTTGTGATTGCTTGGGAATTCATGCAGGGCGGGCTGGAAGAAAACGCACGAAAATGGGAAGAAATCCGGGAAAAGCGCTCAGCCGCCGGAAGAAAAGGCGCCGAAGCAACAAATGCAAAGCATCAGAAAACCGCGGCAAATCCGGCAAATGACGATTTTGCCGGACAAACGGCGGCAAATCCGGCTGTTTCTGGTTCTGTTTCTGGTTCTGTTTCTGGTTCTGTTTCTGGTTCTGCTAAAGAGATAGAGGATGCTCCCGCATCCACCACTCCAAAAAAATCGAACCGTTTCCATCCGCCGGATGCTGTGGAGGTCAAGGCGTATTTTGCCGAGAATGGCGGCTCAGATGAGCAGGCGCAGCGGTTCATGGACTTCTACACGTCCAACGGGTGGAAGGTGGGTAAGAACCCAATGAAGAGCTGGAAGGCCGCTGCATCCGGCTGGATTTCGCGGGACAGGGAGCGACAGAAAGCCCCTGCGTTCCAGCGCAACCCGGTGCGGTACGTCTCCCGCCCGCCGGAGGAAGCCGAGAAGGCCGTGGATTTCATGAGGGACGCACCGGACCGCACCATGAAGTGGCTGGAGAAGCGAAAAAAGGAGGAAGAGAATGCCCCGATACAAAGTGATCCTTGAGTGCAGCGGCCCGGTTGGAGATGCAGCACTCACCTACCGCATGACGGCATCCAGTCCGCAGGCGGCAGAATTCAGGGCCTGCCAGATGGCGGGCGACCACTACCCAGAGTATACGGATATTCAGGCCAAGAGAATGGAGGTCGAATCCCCATGACGAACCAGACATGTAAGGACTGCCCGGAGCGGCACACGGCCTGCCACGACACCTGCCCGCGCTTTGCAGAGTGGAGAACGCAGCACAAGGCAGAATTGATCTACACCAACGCCCAGCACGCCGCAGAGCGCATCAACCGTAACGATTTCAACAAAGAGGGATGGATGGGAGGAAGAAAGCGATGAAAGTGCTGATTGCCTGCGAGGAATCGCAGGAAGTGTGCAAAGCGTTTCGTGCAAAAGGTCATGAAGCCTACTCTTGCGATGTTCAGGATCCGTCCGGCGGGCATCCTGAGTGGCACATTCTTGGGGATGCGCTTAAGGCTATTAAGGGGGGGCAAATCATTACGATGGACGGCGTAACGCATGACGTTGGCAAGTGGGACTTGCTCATTGCACACCCGCCTTGCACACACCTAGCTGTTTCTGGTACGCGGTGGTTCACGGAGGGGAAAAAACCACTCAGCTTACGCTATGAAGCTGCTGCATTCTTTATGAAATTTATTGAAGCGGATGTCCCGCATATAGCGGTTGAAAATCCTGTGTGCGTGATGTCTACGCTATACCGAAAGCCGGATCAGATTATCAATCCTTGGCAGTTTGGACACCCGGAGCAAAAGAAAACTTGCCTGTGGATTAAAAATCTTCCTCTTTTGGTTGAAACTGATAATGTGTATGAATACATGATGACGTTGCCGCAAAAGATGCGGGAACGAAACCATTGGATGGGGAGAGGTCATTCAAAAGAGCGAAGCAAAACATATCCGGGTATTGCAAAGGCAATGTCCGAACAATGGGGGTAAAAAATGAAAACGGTACAGACGGCGCAGACGAAGAAGTACAAGCCCGGACAGTATATCGTTTCGCTCGATCATCTGATGGAGCAGGAACTTGTTTATTACGGAGGGAAACTGCTCTACAAGGGATGGTTTGGCAACTGGCAGCTGTGGTATGCGAAAACTGAGCTTGCCAGACTGCGCATTCGGGAAGCTGTGAGAACGGAGGAAAAACATGAAACCGAAAACGAAATCCGAGCTGATGACTGAATGGGCAAACCAGCCGGATCAGCTCAAGAAAGAGCGGGAAGTCAAGGCTGTCCGCAAGGCGATGGACGATGCCCGCGCCGTAATGCAGGACGGTCTGACCCGATACGTCAAGAAAAAGACCAAAGCCCGCAGCATGGCAAAGGCTGAAGCTGACCCCTTTGCTGAGCTGGAAGGCTGGGAAAGCATGGAGCAGATCCAGGATGCCTACGGCTATGGCGAGATTACTGCCGACAGGCGGGACAGACTCACAGACCTGTGGGAAGCCCGGGAAGCTGCCAGAAACAGCCGCAAGGGCGCGGACAAGTACTACGACCTTGTGACGGAGATGCTGGAAACGGCCATCCGCCGGGTGGGCAATGAGTACGCAGATATGCTGTTTAAGTATGACCAGCAGCGCAGGAAAGCTGAAAAGCAGTGCGAGCAGCTGGCAATGGAAGGGATGATGAAAAAATGACCGACATTGAAAAATCAATTGCCAAGCTCCAGAGGTGCTTTCCGGGAAGCTATATTACTGAACGGAACGAGCTTATTGTCCATCCGAGGACAAACCAGTATATTATTCTGGAAAACATCGGAACGGAAGATGCCATCAAGGCCAAAGTGCTGGAGTGGCTTTCACGGGCGGCATTTAAAACCGCACCATATTCACAGGAGTGGAGAAATCGAAAGTTCCACAAATATATGAGGGACGGCATCAATGCTTTTCTGGATACCGATTTTTCCGAGGATGATATGGAGCTGATTTACACCTACATGGGGCTTGCCTGCGACCGTTGGCTGACGCTCATGTTTATCGACCACGACATGAGCATCGAGTGGCTGAAGGAGCACGTATCATGAAGCTGACCCTATACGGCGACCCGCGCACCAAGAAAAACTCTGCCCGGATCCTCAAAAGCCGCTCAGGCGGTCGCTTTGTGGCCCCCAGCAAGGCCTACGTGGATTATGAGACCGACTGCCTGCGGCAAATCAAAAGGCCGCACAGACCCATTTCTGCCCGCGTGAACGTGCGGTGCGTCTACTACATGAAGACCGCCCGTCGGGTTGATCTGGCAAACCTCATCGAGGCGACAACGGACATCCTGGTAAAAGCCCGGGTGCTGGAAGACGACAACAGCAAGATCGTCGCCGCCCACGATGGCAGCCGGGCGGACTACGACAAGCAAAACCCCAGAGTGGAGATCTGGATCGAGGAAATGGAGGGATGATATGGACTTGCCAAACAAAAAGTACTCCGTCATATACGCAGATCCACCGTGGAACTATCTGCAAAAAGGAGCGGCTGGTAAAAAACAAGGGTACGCAGCCCAGCATTACAAAACTATGACCACCGATGATATTTGCGCTCTGCCTGTCCAACAGCTTGCGGGGGGTGGATGCCTATTATTCATGTGGGCAACATTTCCCACACTCCCGGATGCACTTCTAGTTATGGATGCTTGGGGGTTCACTTACAAAACCGCTGCTTTTGTTTGGGTGAAAAAATACAAATGTGGAAAAAACTTCGTTGGGATGGGTGCGTACACACGCGCAAACGCAGAAATTTGTCTGTTGGGTGTGTCGCATGACTTTTGCGCAAAAAAGCAGATAAAAAGCCACTCCGTGCGGCAGGTTATTGAGGAACCTATCCAAGCGCACAGCGTAAAACCAGAAGAAACACGGCGGCGCATTGTTGATTTGCTGGGGGATGTGCCGCGCATTGAACTTTTTGCTCGTCAACGTGTGCCTGGTTGGGATGCGTGGGGGGATGAGGTTGGAGAAATGGAGGAGTAAAATGAACCAAATTTTTCTTGTCATCGGCGCAACGCTTTGCTACGTTGATGGTTTCTGCATCATGATCTTTATTTTGGGCGTGATGATTGAGTTGTGCATCGAAATCTGGGACGGAAAGTTTAAGCAAATCTGTCTCAGATTTCAAATAAATCCGGCCGATGTTGCCTATTTGGCTGAAAACAGAAAAGACATTGAAGCGTGTCTTGATAAGCAGCGCGTTCAATGGCCAAAAACGGATACTGCGCCTTCTGGATGGTGGTGCTGTCCAAAATGCGATGCGCTGAATCAATACGTCAAAGACGACGAGTCGGTTGCATACTGCCGCTGCTGTGGACAGGCGGTCAACATGTTTCTTTTTCAGGAGGTGTACAAATGACTCGCACATGGACATCTGACACCGACACGCAAAAGCCGGGAGAGACCACCGATGAGCAGAAGCTGCGGGCTTGGTTCGAGCGCCTGCCCCGGATGCGGGCACTGATCCGCCAGCAGCAGGAACACATTGCAAGCCTGCGCAGTGCGGCTACAACAATTACGTCCAGCACATCCGGCGCGCCCGGCCACTCCGGAACAAGCGACAAGGTGGGCACCAATAGCGATGCTGCCATAGATGCAGAAGCAAAGCTGGCTGAGCTGAAATGCCGGTATACCGAGATGCAGAAGGATGCCATTGAAGCCGCCTATATGCTCCACGCCGATCCTGCATCCATCCGCCGCAGTAAGTGCATCATCCTGTGCTATGTTGAAGGCAAGCGGCACGCCGATATCGCGGCAAAAGTCGGCTATTCCAAGCCGTCTCAGGTTTCACGCGCAATTTCGGAAGGCCTGAGCCAGCTGACAGAGATCGCGAACGAGCTGAATCTTAGTTGAACCTGTACATTTTGCACAACGTCAGAGGGCTTTGTTTTTACACGCTCTGGGATTTACTTGTTATCGGCATCTGTGCTATTGTGGTACCATCGGCAAAGCCGAAAAGGCAAACCGATGCACGCAGCCTCCGAAACGTGTCCCTTCTTGGCATTTTCCTCCTTTTCTGCTTGCAGGTACCGGGCTTTGCTCTCTCTTCACGTTTCGCGGGCTGCTTCTATGCGATACACTGACACAAAGGCAGCCTGCCGCTCATGAGAGACAGGAGGCGGTTCGATTCCGCCGTATCGCTCCATATGGCGCATGGACTAGACAACCCGCAAGGCCGCACGTGCAACCTCTCGTGCCGAGAAAAGGCCTTAGAATCCTTGCCAAGGTGTAGCTTTCCTGACAGGATGTGCGCCAACCAACAGCCCCGGCGGCGAACCGGAGCTGTTTTTATATGGCCGCCTGAGCGCAGTTTGGAGCGCGGCGCGTGTGTGTAGACACGGCTGGTTCGATTCCAAGGGCGGCTTTTTATATTCCCGTAGTTCAAGTGATGGAACAGCGGTCTCCAAAACCGCAGGCTGCAGGTTTGAGCCCTGCCGGGAATGCCAGCTGCGTGCCCTGTGAGGGGGCCGCGCAGCACGCGGGGCATCTGACCGCGTAAGTTTCAGATGCAGCAGCACCCACCGTTTGACGCCTGTCCAACGAACTGAATGCACGGGCGCTGCTTATATGCCGTCATAGCTCAACTGGTAGAGCGCCGCCCATTTAAGGCGGGACAACGTTGGTGACACCACGGGAACATCACTGCACAGCCAACCGCTGCGCACATCCATTCCGTGGGTGCTGGTTCGAATCCAGCTGGCGGCTAGCGTGATTTTAGAGTGTCCACAGTGGACACTTTTGGAGAGGAGGCATACAAATGTTTGAGCGCTTGAAAGAACTGATTTGCGACATGGCAAAATTTTTGACGCGTCTCGGCGCTGGCCTTATCCTCTCGGCCTTACCGATCAGCAACAAAGAAAGACACTTTGTGCGCTATGCGCGGTGTTTCGGTTTCCGTGCAGACCACACAAAACGCGAGCCTCGGGCAGAGATCGGAGGCCGTGGCTGTATCCAAGGAGCACGGCCTGCTATCCGTGCGGATTAACCGCTGCTGATACAATACGATTAAAAACCAGCTTTGCTGCATGGAGCTCATCATGCAAAAAGCTGGTTTTTCTTATGCCGCTTTAGCTCAGTCTGGCAGAGCACCGGACTTTTAATCCGGGGGTAGCGGGTTCGATTCCTGCAAGCGGCACATTCGATATTTTGACCGTTCGGATTTCCGGGCGGTTTTTCTTTTGCATGAATTTAGAGAGGTGGTGGCGGTGAGCGCGAAGCGGCTGACAGACAGGCAGAAAAAGAAGATCATTGCTGACTATGTGCAGCTGCAGAGCTACACCAGAGCCGCAAAGCTGAACGACGTGGCAGAAAGCACTGTGCGGAAAATCGTGAAAGATAATCCAAAGTGCGCGGATTTGTGCGCCTTAAAAAAAGAGCAGAACACGCAGGACATGCTTTCCTACTTAGGCAGCAAGTGCGGGGAAGCACAGAATCTTCTCGGGCTGTACCTTCAGGCGATGGCAGACCGTAACAAAATCGCGGAAGCAACGCTGCCGCAGCTGTCCACGGCGTTCGGCACCATCGTGGACAAGTTTGCTATGCTGGGAGACCAGAGCGGCATAGAAGCCCCAGACGATGGCCTGCTTGAGGCTCTGAGCGCTGCCGCAGACATCAGCCCGCCGGATGACGTGGAGATGCTGCCAAAGGAAGAGGACGACCATGCGGAAAAGTAACGGTTTTCGTTGGAAAACCCTCAGCCAGCGGCAGAAACAGGTTCTTAGCTGGTGGGCACCGCAGAGCGCATACAGCGGTTACAACGGCATCATTGCCGATGGCGCTATCCGCTCGGGCAAGACCTTTGCCATGAGCTTTTCTTTTGTCCAGTGGGCCATGACCTGTTACAGCGGGCAGCAGTTTGCCATGTGCGGCAAGACCATTGCCAGCTTCCGACGCAACGTGCTTGGCACGCTCAAGCAGCAGCTTGCAGCCCGTGGCTACAATGTCAAAGAGCATCGGGCAGAAAATTTCATGACCGTCAGCAAAGGCGGCAAATCCAACGAGTTTTACTTTTTCGGCGGCAAAGACGAGAGCAGCCAAGACCTGATCCAGGGTATCACGCTGGCTGGGGCATTCTTTGACGAGGTGGCCCTGATGCCGCAGAGCTTTGTCAATCAGGCCACTGCCCGCTGCTCCGTCACCGGGTCAAAATTCTGGTTCAACTGCAACCCGGGCAGCCCACAGCATTGGTTTTATCTTGAGTGGGTGCGGAAATGCCGTTCCCGCAAGATGATGTATCTCCACTTTACGATGGACGACAACCTGTCGCTCTCCGAGGACATCAAGGACAGATACCGCAGCCAGTACAGCGGAGTTTTCTACCAGCGCTACATTCTGGGCCTGTGGACGGTGGCAGAGGGCCTTGTATATGACATGTTCGACCCCAAAAAACACGTCATTGACGTGCTGCCCGAGCTGTCCCCGAAGAGCGCCTATGTGGCGTGCGACTTCGGCACCCAGAACGCAACGGTGTTCCTGCTGCTCCAAAAAAAGGCCGATGCAGACTGCTGGATCGTCACCCGGGAGTATTACTACAGCGGGCGAGAGCAGAAGCGGCAAAAGACCGTGGGCGAGTACGTCACAGACCTGAAATCGTGGCTGAACGGCCTGAAGCCGGAAAGGGTCATAGTAGACCCCTCGGCCCTGCCCCTGATTACGGAACTGCGCAAGAATGGCTTTACACAGACCCCCGCAAATAACGACGTTCTGAGCGGCATTCTGGACGTGCAGACCATGCTGCAGACCGGGCGGCTGAAGATATACAAAGACTGCAAGCACACGCTGGAAGAGTTCGGCGTGTACGCTTGGGACCCAGATAAAGACGACGCCGTGCTGAAGGTCAACGACCACTGTATGGACGCTATCCGATATTTTGTGCGCACGAAGCGCCTTGTGAAACTGAGGGATTGATTTTGAGCACTGTATACACATTCCAGACCTTTCAGCAGGCGCAAGCCGCCGGGGAACAGGCTGATTTTGTCCGGCGGTTCGTGCAGCAGCACTGTGCTTCCGGCCCTTACAGGATGGCGCTGGACGCTGACCTGTACGACGCTCAGAAAAACCCGGGCGCGGAACGCTTTTCCCAAGCCTACGCCTTTATGCTGAAGCGCCTTTCCAAGAACACGCGGCAGGATGTTCCACGGCCCGATATGGTCAAGAGCAATCTGTTCCGGCGGCTCAACAAGCAGCGTGCCACCTACTCCCTGGGAAACGGCGTCACCTTTGCGGATAAGGACGTGGACAAAGGAAAACTGGGGGCTGAATTTGACGAGCAGATCCAGAAAGCCGGATACTTTGCCCTAATCCACGGTGAGAGCTTTGGCTTCTGGAACAACGACCATCTGGTGGTGTTCAAGCTGACCGAGTTTGCGCCCCTGTACGATGAGACCTCCGGCTCCATGCGGGCCGGGGTGCGGTTCTGGCGGCTGAATCCTGACACGGATATGCACTATGTCCTGTACGAAGAGGACGGTTACACCGAGTACACGGAAAGCAGGATCGGCAGCACTATGCAGGAGACGGCCCCGAAGCAGGCATACAAGAGCGTGACCGTCTCCACCCCCGGCGGCGGGCTGGAAAGCGTGGAGGGGGAAAACTACAGCACTCTGCCTGTGGTACCGCTGTGGGGATCCGACCTGCATCAAAGCACCCTCGTAGGCCTGAAAGCCTACATCGACAACACCGATCTGGTGACGTCCGGCTTCTGCAGCGACTTGCAGGATTGCGCACAGATTTACTGGCTGTGCGAAAACTTCAACGGAATGACCGATGATGAACTGCAGGAGTTCCTTGCGAAGCTGAACCTCTACCACATCGCCGGTGCGGACACCAGCGAGGGCGGCAAGATCACCCCATACACCAGCGAAGTGCCGGTGACTGCCCGGCAGACCCTGCTAGAGCTGCTGCACACCCGGGTCTATGAGGATTTCGGCGGTCTGGACGTGCATTGTGTCAGCGCAAACAGCACCAACGACCATCTGGATGCAGCCTATGAACCCATGAACCAGAACGCAGACGACTTCGAGGCTCAGATCAAACCTTTTGTTCGTCAGATCTGTGCGCTGGCTGGCTTTGGCAGCGCAACGCCGACATTCAACCGGAGCCGGATCGTAAACACCGCAGAGCAGGTCAGCACAGTAATCTCCGAGGCGGCGATCATCGGGCAGGACATGGCCATTGACCTGCTGCCCAACCTGACCCCGGAGCAAAAGGAAAAGGCTCGGGCGTCCCTGATGGCTGAGAGTGCAGAGCGGGAGACCGTGGACGAGGAGGAAGACACCGATGAAAAAACCCGGCAAAATTTATGATCCTCTGGGAAGATTGATCGATGTGATGCTTTTTGTCGCTGATTTTGCCGTTGTGGCTGGGTGCTTTCTGACCGTTGCGCAGGCGATTGGCTTATGACCGACCGTGACCGCATTTCCACCCGGCAGCTGAACCGCCTGCGCCGCCGCATTTTGCGGGTATACGGCACAGCCCGCCGGGAAATGACCGAGCAGCTCACCGAGTTTCTTGGGAAGTACCGAGCGTTGGACGAGCGCAAGCGGGCGCAGCTGGATGTGGGCGAGATCACCGAAGAGGATTACCGCATCTGGCTGCAAAATCAGGTCTTTCAGTCCGATTTGATGCACGCTAAGCTGGACGGCATCACCCAGACCTGTACCACAGCACAGCAGACGGCCTACAAGCTGGCCCGGGATGAGCAATACAATATCTTTTCCTTTGGCGCAAACTGGGCTTTCTACGAGCTGGAACAGGCCGCAGGCGTGACGTTCGGGCTGACCCTGTACAATACCGAAGCAGTCAAGCTGCTGCTGAAGGAAAACCCCAAGCTGGTGCCAAACAAGCGCATCAAGAGCGAGAGCAACCGCACCTATGACGCCCGGGTGTTCAACCGCTACGTCATGCAAGGCATCGTGCAGGGCAAGAGCGTCCACGACATCGCCGTGCAGGCCGTCAACGGCATGGCTGATACAGAGATCCACTGGGCCATGAACAACGCCATCACGGCGCTCACAGGCGCTCAGAACGCCGGGGCATTGCAGCAGATGCGCAACGCCAAGGCTCTGGGCATCGAGGTCAAAAAGCGGTGGAACTCCACCCACGACTACCGTACCCGTGAGATGCACCGCCTGCTGGATCAGCAGACGGCAGAGCTTGACGAGCCGTTCAAGGTCATGGGCTACAAGATACAGCGCCCCGGGGACCCCAACGCCGCGCCGGAGATGGTTTACCACTGCCGCTGTGTGCTGTCCTCTGCGCTGGGCAAGTACCCCAGGCAGAACGCCGCCCGGCGGGAAAATATCGTCACATACGAAGACACGGGTATGGTGGACGCCAAAGGCAAGCCCATAAAAGTGGCAGTAAAGAAAGCCGTGCCGGTTATGACCTATACCGAGTGGTATAAATCCAAGGGCGGCAAAGAGAAAGAACAAATGTGGTGGGCGGAAGAGAGAAAACGGAGAAAGGAGAACGGAAAATAATGGAAGCAAAAGAAGCAATGGAAAACTGGAACAGCGGAATTTCCGAGCTGTTTTCTATCATATGTAAAAAAGAAGAACCCACAGCGTTGGTTTGCGATGTGGAGCCGTTAATACGAAGATGGAAAGAAAAGGTAGAAAAAGCAAAAAGTACGGCTCTTAAAGATTATGACGTACTGGATTCTTACGAAACGGCGCTTGAAGAACTGGAAAAGTTTGCGGAAGAAAACAAGCTGTAAGCTCAAGAAAAAGTAAGGCTTGGAGGGATGAACTGTGATTCTGCCGATGGAAAACACCGAAAAAATGATTTTTCCGGGCGAAGGAAAGTTCCACATCCCTATCATCAAGCCGGAAACGGACATCCGCATTGACAAGCTGGAATGGATCCCTTTCAACTACGCTCTGTCTGCCAAAGATAGGGGGAGCAAAGGCGTCCATTTTTATTGCGACGATTACCAGTTTGAGCGCGTATGGCGCAATCCTGACAAGTATGTGCCGCTTTTGCAGCAGTTCGGGGCGGTGCTTTCCCCTGATTTTTCCATGTTCCGAGACCACCCGGAAGCGGTGCAGATTTGGAGCGCCTATAAACGGCACTGGTTGGCAGCGTACTGGCAAATGCACTGTATCAAGGTCATTCCCACCATCGAATGGGTGTGGCCGGAAAGCTACGAGTGGTGTTTTGACGGAGAGCCTCGAAACTCCATCATCTCCATTTCGTCCGTTGGGCTGATGAATGAGCATTTAGCTACAACCCTTTTTACGATGGGATGCAAGGAAGCTATGCGGCGCTTAAATCCCACGCAAGTTCTTTGGTATGGCAAACCATTACCGGGAATGGACTTTAACGCAACTGTAATTAAACCGCAATATGCGGAAGTAAGAGAGAGGTGTCACGATGAGCGGCGGTGGTAGATCATCCGGCAGAGCCGGGCGCAGTTCCACAAAAGCAAGCAATGGGACTGCCAACGAACACGAGTTTGAATCTTTTGTAAATGGCAAATGGGTCACCGATTACAGCAAAATTGCGGCAGCGGAGACGAAGAAGGCCGCCGTTGTTGTGGATAGTTCCAGATACAAGAAAACGCATAACGACGTTGTATCTTTCGTAAAAGAGCAAGTTGGCGTTGATCTCAACAAATATCGAAGTGGCGATGGTTCTTCTCCGTCTCATACCACATATTGGGACAAGAGCGGCCCGAAAGTTGCTTTTGACCTAAAGGGCATGACTTCGAGTGACCGTACAAAGTTGATGCAGCTGGCACAAAAGCCGTTTGGCGTAACGGTTGAACAGGGCGGCGCATGGATTGGCTTTGTTTCGAGGAAAAAGAAGAAAAAGTAAACCATGAAATTTGAATATAACATCAAATTCACCGACAGCGCCCCGCAGCTGCATGAAGCGCTGGATTCGTGGGCGGAGCGGGTGCTGACCCTCTGGGGGATGAAGGTGCAGGACTATGCCCAGCTGCTTGTACCTCCCGGCACGGAAGAAAGCACCGGCATAGAGGGCTACGTGGGCGGCGCGCTCAAGCAGAGCCTGACCTACGCCGTAGACCTTGCAAAAAAGACCGTGACCATCGGGTCGAACCTGTTTTACAGCGTATACGTTGAGCTGGGCACAGGCATCTTTGCCGAGAAGGGCAACGGACGAAAAACGCCGTGGGTCTGGAAAGATTTCAACGGCAAGTGGCACTTTACCCGGGGCATGAAAGCCCGCCCGTTCCTGCGCCCGGCGGTGGAGGAGCACATCGAAGAGCTGCGAGAGATCGCAGTGGAAGAAGGAAACAAGGAGGCGTAATTCATGAATTTGGAGAAAATGTTCAAAACACCAAAAGAAAAGTTCCTGCCCGATGATGTGAAAACTGCGCACTGCGAGGCAGAAGACCTTTTCCTTGAGCTTGCAACGCAGCTTGACGCACTTCCTGAAAGCCGAGAAAAAAGTCTGTGCATGACAAAATTACAGGAAGCGAAGTTTTGGGCGGTCGAATGTATCACCAAAGTTGCACGCAAAAACTAAATACTCAGCGGTTGGCGCACAGCGTCAGCCGCTTTTTTATGCCGCTTTAGCTCAGGCCGGCAGAGCACCGGATTTGTAATCCGGGGGCCGTGGGTTCAAGCCCCACAGGCGGCACCACACCGGCAGCACGTCCGGCAAATAAACCTTATTGCCAAGCATGGCAGCCCGAGCAAGGGCAGAAAGGACTATCACATGGCACTTGAGAGAAAAGACCTCCGCGCGATTCTGGAGGATGAGACCGTGGACGTCAGCGGCAAGATGAAGAAGATTCTGGACATGCTGCACACCGAAACGGACGCTCTTCAGAACCAGCTGGATGACGCCAAGGCCGCGACCGCCAAGGCCGAGAAGGAGCGGGACGCCGCCGCCAACGGCAAGACCATTGCGGAAAAGGCGCTGACCGATTACAAGGCCCAGCAGACCCAGAGAGACGCCCACGCAGCAAAGGAAGCCAAGTTCCGGGAGTTGCTGAAGTCCGCCGGGGTGCTGGACAAGTATGCTGATCGGGTCGTGCGGCTGTCTGGCGAGGATATCGACAAGCTGGAGCTGGACGATAAGGGCAACGTCAAGGACGCCAAGAAGCACGCCGACAGCCTGAAAGCTGATTGGAGCGACTTCGTAGGCACTACGACCACCACCGGCGCGAAGGTGGACAACCCGCCCACCAACACCGGCTCCAAAATGACCAAAGACCAAATTTTTGCAATCAAGGACGCTGGCGAACGCCAGGCCGCGATTGCTGCAAATGCCGACCTGTTTACAGGCGGCGGAAAGGAATAACATATGGCAGCAAAAGAAGGTATCACCATGACCACCGATATCACCGTAGCCGCGCGTGAAATCGACTTTGTGACCCGCTTCCAGCGCAACTGGGACCATCTGCGCACCATTCTGGGCATCATGCGCCCCATCCGGATGCAGCCTGGCACCGTGCTCAAGAGCAAGTATGCACAGGGCACCCTGCAGAGCGGCACCGTGGGCGAGGGCGAAGAGATCCCGTTCAGCAAGTACACCGTCAAGGAGAAGGAGTACGGCAAGATCACCATCGACAAGTACGGCAAGTCTGTCACCCTTGAGGCAATCCAGAATTACGGCTACGATGTCGCCGTGCAGAAGACCGATGATGAGTTCCTGTACGACCTGACCGCTCTGGTAACGGATAAGTTCTACAAGTTCCTGAACACCGGCACCCTGAAGGGCACTCCCAAGACCTTCCAGATGGCGCTGGCACATGCCAAGGGCGCGGTCGAGAACAAGTTCAAGACCATGCATCGCACCGTGACCGGCGTTGTTGGCTTTGTCAACGTGATGGACGTGTACGACTATCTGGGCAATGCCAATATCACCGTGCAGAACCAGTTCGGCTTCCAGTACATCAAGGACTTCATGGGCTACAACACCATCTTCCTGCTGTCCGACAGTGAGATCGCGAAGGGAAAGGTTATTGCCACCCCGGTAGACAACATCGTCATGTACTATGTGGATCCTGCGGATAGCGAGTTTGCCCGCGCAGGTCTGGTCTACCGGACCGCAGGCGAGGCAAGCAACCTCATCGGCTTCCACACTCAGGCAAACTACAGCACCGCAACCTCCGAGAGCTACGCCATTATGGGTGTGACCCTGTTTGCTGAGTATCTGGACGGTATCGCTGTCGAGACCATTACCCCGGGTGAATCGGTCTAACCTGCAAGGGGGTGACTTTGCATGACCGTCCCTGAGCTGTGCGCCTACACGCACAATTTCTTTGACCGGGCAGACGACCCCATTGCAGGCGAGTTTGCCTTTGAGCCGGACACCGTGCCCGCCGGGGTAGTGCCGGGGCAGTATTTCCTCGTGTGCGGATCCATCTTCAATGACGGCGTGCACATGGCCGGAGACGGAGACCTCACCGCCGAGACGTTCAACGGGACGGTGCAGCCTATGCGCGTGCCGCCTGATTTTGTGGCGCTGGCTGAAAAAATCGACGCATACGATAAGGCGCTCCCGGCCGGCGGTATGTATGTGTCGCAGTCGTTCAATGGGTGGTCCGGGTCCATGGCGACCGGATCCGACGGACTCCCTGCGAATGGTCTGACCCGGTACCGCAAGGAGATCAATCAATGGAGGAAACTGTAATGGCAGTCAACGACTTTGTCCGGAACACCGTCATGGACGGTTTCAGCCGGAAATTCTGCTTTCTGGAAAAAAAGCTCGTTTCTGATGGGCTGTTCGGCTCCACCACCACATGGGTGCCGGGGCTGGAATTCGAGGGCGTAGAACGCCACGACACCACCATTGAGGCACAGCAGGCCGAGCAGCAGGGCACCGCTTCCACCTATTCGATCTACGTTGACAAGGGCGTTCAACTCGCCCCCTTCGACCGCATCAAGCGGTTGGAGGACGCGCAGGTATTCGAGGTCACATCTGCCAGCGCAGACAAGCTGTCTCCGGCGGAAAGCGGGATGAACCTTGCAGTTGTCCAGTGCAAAAAGGCGGTGTTGACCTGATGGGCACAGCAGAAGCCATTACAACGGCGCTGAACAGCTTTTTTGTGCTGTTTGATATTCCTGTGTACCCGGAGGATTTTGTGCCGCAGGGCGCTTCCTTGCCCTATATCACAGTGCTGCCGGTCATTCCCAAAGGATTTGACGAGAGCAGCACCTTCCACGCGCGGCTGTGGTATCCGGTGGACGGCGGAAAGCTGCCCATCATCCGCAAAACAGACGAGATCCGCGCTGCCCTTGGCGATGGGCTTACCATCGAGTGCGAGGGCGGCGCGATCCTTTTATGCGCAGGCAACCCGTGGGCGCAGTCTATGGACAACCCACCGGAAAAATACCTGTGCACATACCTTACTTTTGACGTCACATCCTTTGTGGTGTGAGAAAGGATAACGCATGAACAAAATGTATCACGCCATTTCGGCAGATGCTTTCAAAAAACTTCAGTTTCAGGCGGGTGCGCTGCTCAAGAAGTTTGACCCGGCGGGTATAACCCCCATTGCTGCAGAAGATCTTATCTGCCTGACCTCCGGCGGCATCACCATTTCCTGCAAGCCCAACACCATTGATCTGGGAGAGAATCTGGACGAAGTGCCTGAGAACACCTACCAGCTCAAGCACATCACCAGCTGGGATTGCGGTATGTCCACCACCTGCATGACCGTGAGCGCCGACACCATCAAGCTGGAGCTGGGCGCTGCGGACGTTGAAACCAACAAGATCACCGTGCGCGAAGACTACAAGGGCGAGGATTTCCAGGACATCTGGTGGCATGGCAACCTGATCGGCGGCGGTTATGCCGCGGTTAAGCTGATGAAGGCTGTGAGCGATGGCGGCATCGAGCTGAAAACCACCAAGGACGGAAAGGGCAACATCAGCCTGAGCTTGAAGGGTCACTACGACATGACCGACACCAGCAAGGTGCCTATGGAGTTCTACGTCAAGGAGGCAGAATAAATGATCCTTACCATCAATCTTGACCCCGTGGAAGCGCTGCCCAAGCTGTATGATGCGGTGGACGGCATCACGCGAATGGTTATGGACGCAAAGGACAACGTGAACAACCCGGAGACCAAGGCAGCCCGGGAGACCATTGTTACAAACGCCCTGAAGATGCTGGGTGCAGAGCCGCAGAACAGTGAAGGCAGCAAGAAAAAGCTGACCCCCAGAGAGTTTGCGCTTGCTGCGCTGGACTTTGTCAAGCCTCTGATGAAACTTGACCCTGAGCGCACAGTGAACGCCCTGCACCAGCTGTACACGCTGGAAGAGGGCGAAAAAGACACCCTGCCCAAGGCGTTTACTGCACTTACCAAGTCCGTGATGCAGAAAGACGTGCAGGATTTTTTGTCCTCTCTGGCAGACTTGAACGGCCTGAGTTTTGGCACTACGTCTGCCGAGCCGACCTCCAGCATCTCCGCGCCTACGGCTTAAAGTATTTCGTCTGGTTCGTAATCAGCGAGATGCGGGAACAGCAGCGCACAAGAGCATACCAGCTGTACACGGCTGATATGCTCTATCTTTGTGCTGTATCTCTTGGTCAGCCGGTGGAGAAACCCTTCAGCGAGATCATGGCAGAGTACGACAAGCCACTATCTGAGCGCAGGCACGAGACCACGCCGGAAGAAGCGCAGGCGTGTTGGGAAAAGACCCTTGCAGACAGTAAAAAAGCCGCAGAGCAGAACGGAGGTGGTGGAATCTGAACATTTTTAATTTGATGGCCACTTTGGGGCTTGATACCTCCGAGTATGAGCAGGGCATCGAGCAGGCCAGAAAAGAGACGCAAAGCGCCGCAAACTCGCTGAACCGTAGCGCAAACACCGCCGGGAGCGGCGTTTCAGGCATGGCAAACCAGTTTGCAGCAGCCAGCGCAAAAGCGACTGTCCTTGCAAATATGCTTACCTCGCTTGGGACAAAAGCGGTAGGCCTTGCAAAGGGCTTTGTCGAGATGGGCATTTCTTATAACGCCCAGATAGAAAAGTACACCACCGGCTTTACCAATATGTTGGGCAGCGCACAGGCCGCACAGGAAGCCATGCAGGCAATTCAGGAGGACGCAGCCCGCACCCCGTTTGACGTGGCATCCCTGACGCAGGCAAACCAGCTGCTTATCAGCGCAGGCGAAAATGCTGCGTATTCCCGCAAGGTCATCAATGCACTGGGCGATGCAGTTTCCGCAACTGGCGGCGGCAACGCCGAACTATCCCGCATGGCTGCAAACCTGCAGCAGATCGCAAACGTGGGCAAAGCTGCAGCGATAGACATCAAGCAGTTTGCCTATGCGGGCATCAATATCTATCAGATTTTGGCAGACTACACCGGCAAATCGGTGCAGGAAGTCCAGAATATGACCATTAGTTACGACCTTCTTTCGCATGCGCTCATAGCAGCCAGCGAGGAGGGTGGGCGTTACTATAACGCCATGGACACCCAGAGCCAGACCATGAACGGGCGTATATCCACCCTGAAGGATAACGTCAGCCAGCTGGCTGGACTTATGACCGGCGACCTTTCCTCCGGCATCGGTGTTGTGATAGGCCACCTGAACGACATGGTTGTCGCAGCGCAGGAAGCCTACAAGGAAGACGGCTGGAAAGGTCTCGGAAACGCAATCCTTGAACTGGATAATCCCATCAGTGCCATCATCAAAAAGTTTGGGCAGCTTGGCAGCGCGGCTGTTAGTGCACTGGATAAGGCAAGCTACTATCTGAACAAGGCACTGGGCAAAAATGCTTATGCGGGGTACGACAGCTACGAGGACTACAAGTCAGACCAGCAAAAGCAAAGCAACAGGAACCGGCTGCGGCAGAACGCTCTTTCCGGCAAAAGCGTAAGCAACAAAAGCTGGTCTGAGCGACAAGCAGAAGCAGCGGCCGCGAGCGGCGGCAGCTCCATCGTTACAAGTCCTTCCAGTTCCTCCGGCAAGAGCGCCGGCACAAAATCCAAGACCGAAACCGTCATTGCGTCCGTGTCGCATACTGCAACCACCACCGCACAGAACGCGCTTGGCGCCGTGACTACAAGCGTTGAGACCTTGCAGGAGAAGGTAAAGGACGCAGCGGGCAACATCAAAGACCGCGTTACAGAGACCACCACCGAGACCGGCAAAGAGATGGTCAACGGCGTTGCTACTACCTATACGCTTGTGACCAAGAAAGTCACGGACGCGAACGGCAAGATAAGCACCACGACCAAGAAGGTCTACGCCGATATGTCCAAGACCCTGACCGGCACCCTGACCAAGGTTGCAGAAACGGCCTTTGACGGCATCACGACCAAAATCCAGGAAGCTACAGAAAAATACGCCGACGGCAGCGAGCATATCAAGAAGACTGTCACAGAGACCGGCCAGCGCATCGGAAAGAACGGCGCGGAGACCTACGAGAAGATCATCACCTACATCGACGGAATCGAAGATAAGGTGAACGAGACCTCTACTCTTATCGACAAGAGCGTAAAGGGCACCCAGAGCCGCATTGACCAGCAGCTGAGTGAGGCTTCCGGCCAGCTGGATAAGGGCATTTTCGGGCTGGTAAAAAGCGCCTTTAGTGACGCCAAAAATGGCGACTGGGGCGGTCTCGCTCTGGATTTTGTCAATCTAATCTGTGGCGAAGTGTCGCAGGATCAGCGTGACGTAATCTCTAAGTGGCTTGCGGACGCTCTGACCGCAGTCAATGAGGGCTACTTCAGCGGCGGCATTGGCAAGGCGCTGGGGTCTATCCAGAGCATTTTCACAAACGGCATTACTGCCGGAGTGGATGGTGCCACTACGTCTGTAAAGGCGTTCTCTGAGATTGTGCAGGGCCTTGCGAGCTCTGGCGGCGTTGGCGGCGCACTTGGCAGCATTGTGCAGGGTTTTTCTGGTATGGCTGGCGGCATCACGTCCGCGCTTGGCACTGTGGTGTCGTTCATCTCGGCGAACCCGGTTTTAGGTATCATTCTCGGCGTTGGAGCTGTGGGTGCTGTAGCTGGCGGCATCGGGCTTGCGCTGTGGGCAAAAAACAAAAAGAGCAAAGACCCGGTCAATAATTACAAGAGCCCGTTTGACGATGTGGGCGTTTACGACAGCCTGAGCGAGTTTTCTACGCGGTCTGCGATGCAGTACCGAGTGATCGGACAGAGCAGCCACGCAGACAAGCAGACCAGCATTCTGGAGCGCATCGAGGAGCTTCTGGACGAGCATCTGCCTGCCATTGGCACCGGTCAGGTGGTCATGGATTCCGGCGAGCTGGTGGGCGTTATTTCGCCCAGAATGGCACAAAATGTTGACGCGCGCATCGGTGTGACCGTGACGAGGAAAGCGAGGGGTGTGTAATGGGCAAACTTTTGGGCGCGCAAATTGGCAACTTCCACACCCTGAAAGACTGGAAGCTGTATCTCAAGGTCGGAAGCCCCAAAATCGGCCCTGCTGAGGTAGATGACTACCTTGTGCAGGTGCCGGGGTCTGATACCCTGCTCAACCTGACCAGTTCTTTGGACGGCAGGCCACACTACAAAAAGCGCACCATTACCATGGAGCTCAAGTGCACTGCACCGAAAAAGCAGTGGGAGAACCTCTACAGCACTATCGCAAACGCCATCCACGGGAAATGGCTCCAGTGTAAATTCGACAATGACCCCAGTTTTTACTGGGAGGGCCTGTGGGAGGTGTCCGTCAGCAAGGATGCATTATACTGTGTGTTTACGATTACAGGCACCTGCAACCCCTTCAAGCGCAGTGTATACGACGGCTCTGATGACTGGCTGTGGGATGACCTTGTATTTGATACGGCAATCATCCGTAATTATATGGATATCCAGCTCAAAGCCAACGAGGACATCACCGTAACCATCACCGGTGCACCAAGAGCGGCGGGCATCTACTTCAAGCGAAGCGAGGACGCTGCCGACATTGCGGTGTCTCTCAATGGCCTTGAGGTTGGCATCCTTGCAAAGTCTACAGAGTGGCAGTACATTGAGGGCTTGCATATGCCGGATGGCGTTGTAGGTACTCTCATCTTTGCGGCGTCTGCGGATTGCAGCATCAGCATCCGATATCTGGGGGGCAGCTTATGAGCTATAAAGTTTATGCGGGCGTCCAGACCGGCGTTGACGTGTGGAAGACAAAGACCTGCATTTACGACCCAACAGACTACACGGACACAAAAAAGCTCATCAGTCCAACTCTGACACGAGAGGTGAGCAAGGCCGGTAGCTTGGAATTCACCCTGCCGCTTGGCAATGTGGCCCACTCAGCTTTGCAAAAAATGCGCACGACCGTGTCCGTAGAACAAGACGATGTGCGCATCTGGGAGGGCAGGCCCATGAGCCATGAGCAGGATTTTAAGCTGCGTCAAAAAGTCTTTTGCGAGGGAGAGCTGGCCTACCTCAACGACAGCTCTGTTGCGCCGTACACGGCCAAAGACGTGACGATCAAGCAGTTTCTTGCGTTTCTGCTGGAAAACCATACCGGCATGGTGGACGCATACAAGTCGTTTACCTGCGGAAATGTTGGCTTTCCGAGCACCAGCGTGGTGGTGCCAGAGCTGCATAACTGCGTGATGAAACTGGAATACATGGCGGGTACTCCGGATAGTGACGGCGATTACAGGTATGAATATGGACTTTATACCTCGTCCGGCGTACAGCTTGTAAGCCAATATGAAGCCGGCTACTCGGATGATGACACGGCCCCGGATCCATCCGCGTACAGCTGGACGCTGAATGAAAAGCATGCAGATTCTTCCATAAACGGGTATATCTGGCGCACAGGAAACGGCCTGTTTTCTGTGAGCGTAAATGTGGCCCTGCCCTTGGACGGAGATGGCCAGACGCACGAAGCTACGCAAAGAACGGTTACGCCGGATATCACATGCGCCACGCACTCAAAATCCTTTCCGCCTGAGACGGAATACGATCTTAAAGACACGGTCTCAAAAAAATGGAAAATTGAAAAGCAGGGAGACAGCTATGCCGTCTTGTTCAACGGTGCAGCCCTGCCGGATTCTTCCGTGGTCCGTTACGATTCTGCGCCACGGTACACCTTTGGCGATGGACGAAATTTTGGCGTTACATGGGATGTCATCCAAAATGAGCTTGTGGATGTATACGGCGGGTATCTGATCGTCCGGCACGAAAACGGGGCCCGGTATCTGGACTACGTCCAGGAAGTGCAGGAGAAAAACGGGCAGCCCATCGCATTCGGCACAAATCTGCTCGACCTGAGCAGCTACGTCAAAGCAGAGGATATCGTCACCCGCGTCATTGCCGTCGGAAAAAAGAAATCCGGTTGGTTTTTGTGGGAGAAAACCAACACCATCACGGCAACCGCTAACGACGCCACCGCGCAAAAGCTGTTTGGCATCATCGCGCGGGTCATTGTGCAGGACGGAACCGAAAACACAACGCAGTCGCTTCTGGATGCCGCAAACGCGGAGCTGTCCAAAAACTTGCGTTACCTTGACGGAATCACGGTAAAGGCTGTGGACCTCAAGGATGCCGGCGTGGATATCGCCCGCCTTGGCTTTGGCAAGATGACACACATCTACTCCAACCCGCACGGGGTGAACACCTGGCTTTTGTGCTCTAAGATTGTGGAGCCTTTGGACGCGCCGGACAAAAAAGAATTCACGCTGGGCATTGATTTCTCCAGCGTCAGCGACTTGCAGGCCCTGAGCGCACGAAAAGCCAGTGACGCCTATGACCTGAGCCGCTCGCTGAAGGGCTATGCATCCGCAAAGGGGTGATAAATTGGATAAGACATTTGACGAAGCAATTTCCGAAGTCCGCAATGCAGAACGCGGTGTGGAAGTACGGGAAGCCCTTGCACAGGGCTTTGAGTATGTGAAGCGGTATGGCGAAGCTGTTATCGCGCGGCAGGAAGAAGCTGTTCAGAGTGCGGAAACAGCCACAAACGCGGCGGCAACTGCCACAGCACAGGCCGCAGCAGCAGCCCAGACAGTCAAGGACGCCACTGCAAAAGCCATAAGCGCAGCGCAAGAGCAGGCAGATATTTCGGCATCAAAAGCCGAGGAATCTGCTTCCAGCGCCGAAGAAGCAGCGGCCAGTCAAACTGCTGCCGCGTCTAGTGCATCTGCCGCAAAGGCCAGCGAGGAAGCAGCTGCAAAGAGTGCCGCCGACGCAAAGGCTATCGTGTCCACTGACACGACCCTGACCGTATCGGGCGCACCGGCTGATGCAAAAGCGACCGGCGACGCCCTGGATCAGAGGTACACCAAGGCCCAGGCCGACGCCAAGTTCGGCACGCCGTATACCCTGCCGCCCGCTACGGCAGACCAGCTGGGCGGCGTGAAGGTAGGCGACTATCTGGACATTGCCCCGGACGGCACCCTGAGCGGCAAGACGCTGTATGATACCATCGCGGCCAGTGTGGCGGTCAAGTCGGAGGCGCGGCTGGTGTGGAACCACCACGTGGAAACCGGAAAAAGGTGGCATTCCTACGACATCAAAATGCCAGACGGCCTTGACTATGTGCACGTTAAGTCGAGGTACAACGACAGTGGCAAAACATACGGTGAAGAAGTAGATATCGCAAAAGGCGGCACGGTCAACCACAACTTCGGCAAGGGCAATGGAATCTTTGCATCCAACACGACTTTCCGACCGGACGGGACCCTGCACTTTGAATTGGCAGGGGCGGACATAAATACCGGCGGCTACACCGTAGACATCTGGCTCTCCGGCTACCACTACCCCACCCTCGCCGAGCTGCTGACCGAGACGCAGGCCGCACAGGCGGACACGGACGCCCTGGCGGTAGATCAGGAGTACCGCGTCGTCATGCTGGAACTGGGGCTGACCGACGACACTACCACTGACACAAGCACCACATAAGGAGGTAAAAACTATGTTGTATCGTATCTGTAAACGCCTGATCGAGCGCGGCCAGACCGCTGGACTTGCGGAAAAAATTGATGTTTTTTACGCCCTCGGCCGCATCACCGAGGCCGAGTACAAGGAGCTGATCGAGCTGCTGGAGGACAAGACCGGCAATAAGAACAAGGAGGCTTAAATGAGTAAAACAATCATGGACGTTTCCCGCTGGCAGGGCAACATCGACTGGGACAAGGTCAAGGCCAGCGAAAAAATTGACGGCGTGATGCTGCGGGCAATGGGCAACAGCAAGACAGGCGCACCCAGCAAGCCGTATCTTGACCCGACCTTTGAGCGCAACTATGCAGAGTGCACTCGGCTGGGCATCCCGGTAGGCGTGTATGGCTATTTCAAGGCCGTCAGCCGGGCAGAAGCTGACAAGGAGCTGGCCCTGCTGAAAAGCGCCCTGATCGGCAAGACGCTGCGCCTGCCGGTGGCTGTGGACATCGAGGACGCGCTGCCCGCGAAGCTTAGCAAAGAGGTGCTGACCGACCTGACCGCTTACGAGCTGAAAACGGTGCAGGACTGGGGATTTTACTCTATCTTGTACACCTACCTGAGCTATGCAGACAAGCACCTTTACATGACCGGCGCGGCGCTCAAGCCCTATGATGTGTGGCTGGCGGCCTACCGTAGCCAGAAGCCCGCCACGGTATACCCCTATGGGATGTGGCAGCATACCAGCTCCGGCAGCGTGCCGGGCGTTGCCGGCAATGTTGACCTGTCCATTGCCTACAAGGACTATACCAGTATCATCTGCAAGAAGGGCCTGACCCGTCTCCGGGAGGGCAAATGACCGAAAAAGAAGCTCTACTGTGGGTGCTGGGCATCCTGGGCAGCCTGTGCGCTGCGGTCATCACCATCGACAAGGTGCTGGACATCATCCACAAGTACGTCAAAAATGCACAGGCCCCCGACGATGCGCAGAACAAGCGCATTGACACCATTGAAAAGCGACTGGCTGCGGTAGAAACTGTTTCCACGCAACACGCCGCGGCCCTTAGACGCGATTTGACGCGCTTTGACGGCATCGATGAAGAAATGCGTCTTGTCCTTGTTGGCGTGCAGAATCTTCTGGATGCGCAACTATCCGGCAATAACCGCGAAGGTATGCAAAAAAGCAAATCCGATATCAACGACTACCTACTGAAAGGAGTAACAAATCATGGAAGCAATGCTTAACTTTGTCCCCGCCCCCGTCGCAATCGTTCTTATTATCGTCGGCTTTGTGGCTTTGGCTGTCGGCGCTATCCGCATGGGCTATAAGCAGCTGGTCAAAGATCTGGCCTATGACCTCGTGTGCAAGGCCGAGGACAGCATCATGGGCAGCGGCCAGGGCGCAAAGAAAAAAAAGCAGGTCTTTGACGCGCTGCGTGCGGCCTGCCCTGCATGGCTGAAGCCTATCATCACGGATGAAGTGCTTGACGCAGTGATTGAAAAGGCCGTAAGCCTGATGAAGAAGGCACTGGCAGAAAAGAAGCCTGCTATCAACAAGGAGTAATTTATGATCGAGCTAAGCGTATCTCTCGCATCCAATGGCGTCGTCAAAGTGCCGGGCTATGAGCAGCTGGTGCGCTTTGGCTACACCAAGAACCGGGGTGTGTACCGACTTGCTGTCACCGCATCCGGCGAGTGGCAGGACCTGACCATCCGGGCCTTTTGGCACGTCCCGGGCGGCAAAGACCCGGCATCCTCGCTGGTGGTGGACGGCTCTGTGGATGTGCCCGCCAGCGTTACCGCACAGCCCGGCAACGGCTGCATTACCTTTGAGGGCAGCGACGGCACAAAGACCGTGACCAGCGCCGACCTGCGATATCGCGTCAGCGCCAACAGCGGCACAGAGGACGGCACAGAGCCGGAGCCGGACTCGCCCGCGTGGCAGCAGCTGGTGGATGCCGTGCACAAAGATGCCACCGCCGCAGAGCAGGCCAAGACCGACGCGCAGACTGCAGCGCAGCAGGCAGGAGCAGCCGCACAAAAGGCCGCTGCCAGCGAGAAAGCTGCCGGTGACGCACAGAAAAAGGCCGCTGACAGCTTACAGGAACTGAAAGACGGCATTGCCGCTGGTAACTTCAAAGGCGAGAAAGGCGACAAGGGCGACACTGGCCCCATCGGCCCGCAGGGTGAGCAAGGCCCTCAAGGCCCCACTGGTGCTACCGGAGCCACCGGCCCGCAGGGCGAGACTGGCCCTCGTGGTGAACAGGGGCCGCGTGGCATTCAGGGCGAGCGCGGCCCGCAGGGTGCGCAGGGGCCGCAGGGCGAAAAAGGTGACACTGGGCCACAGGGGCCTAAAGGCGACCCCGGCCCGGCAGGTGCAGACGGCAAAGATGGCATACAAATTGATGATACCGCCGTGGGGCCCGACGCCTGGAGCAGCAAGCACATCGTGGACATGCTCTGCCCGCCACTGGAAGAGACCGGCAACCCGTTGCAGTGCTACCCCGTGGCAAATTATCCGCTGGGCGTGACTGCCAGCTGGGAGCCCACGCAGGAAGGGAGCGCCGAACCTAGCCCGGACAATGTCCGGCCGATTAAGGGCAGGGACAGTGTGACAGTGACAAGATGCGGGGAAACCCTGTGGAGCCTCGATAAAATCACCTTGCAGACGTACAATTCAAATATCACAACAAAAATCGACATGGACGCTGTGAATCTTCTGCCCAGAAACGTGCAGCTATATTTTTCTGGAGAGTGCTCAACCGGAACCTTGAGAGAGGTTCGTTTTTATGATGGCACTGGCGCGGAAATTGGAACGCTTCGTGCAAACGGTGGCAGCAGCACGGTGCTTAAAGCTGGAAACATAGCGACGGTGCGATTGTACGCAGGACTGGACGAAAACAGAGAGAGAACTTGCACCAATCTGCAAATCACGCTTGGCACCACTGCCCCTACCACCTACGCCCCCTACACCGGCCAAACTGCCACCATCACTCTGCCCCGCACCATCTACGGCGGTACGGTGGATGCAGTGACGGGAGAGGGGCAGGAGACGCGGGCGCTACTTACGCTGACGGGAACGGAGAGGATATACAAGCGAGATAAGTATAATTTGTTTGAAATCAACTTAGCCCTGCCAGTATCCGTGCCTACTAGCACGGTAGTGGCAAGCCATTGGAGCGGCACAAAAACAGCAAACACTAACGCCCTATACGCTGAAAACAGAAACATTAACGTTGGCTTAAACACATGCGGATTTGATACCGTTGACGACTTAAAATCCTACCTCGCCGCCCAGTACGCCGCCAAAACCCCGGTGCAAATCGCCTACAAGCTAGCTACGCCTGTCCCCTTCACTGCCACAGGAGCGCAGCCTATCCCCGCCCTCCCCGGCGTGAACACAGTCTTGACCGACGCAGACAGTGTGACGGTGACCGGCAGAGCAGACCCCATCAAGCGCATCACTGACCTTGAGGATGCTGTGGCATCAATGACCAACACATAAGGAGGACTGACTATGGCAATCAAATCCAAATCCCGCCATGACTTGACCCTGCGCTCCATCAAGCGGGAAATTGCAGCAGGACGCGATGTGGCCTACTGGCTGGATAAGACTTACGTCCATCTGGACAGCGGACTGCTGACGGAGGACGACATCGCAGAGGTGGAAACTTTGGCAAAGGCGTACTATGATGCACTGGACGCACAGGACAGTGCGATTGATGCACCGGACGATGTGACGCAGGAGGAATGACCATGAGCAGCACTACATACCATTTTCGGCACAGCCCGAAATTGTACGCCATCAGCAACCATTTTGTTGATGTCAACAAAATGGTGAACCGTCTCGGTGTCGTCACCGCTATGGTGCGCAACGCCGGACAGCTGCCGCAGCCCTTCTGGCTCGGTGCTGCCTGTGGCGGCGGCTCGTGTAGTGCTGCCCCCTGCGCTGCAAGGGCTTGACCGACAGCAGATGACCGCAGCCATCAAAAGCGCACCGCTTGGGAGGGTAGACCGTAAGATAGCCTTACTGCGGTACGTCGAGCGGCTTCCGCTGCCGGACATTGCAGCACAGACACATTACAGCCGGACGGCGATAGGCTACCGGCTGAAAAGCATTGAAAAAATGCTGAATGTGTGATATACTAATCATACGAGATGGTGGATAGCGCATACACATCCATCATGAATGTATGCAAGAGACCAGCGGAAGAACGTTTACCCGCTGGTCTCTTTTTTTCAACCCCCGGTGTTCCGTTTGGAGCATCGGGGGATTTTTTTACTTTTTCTTCAATTCCTCAAGCCTGCTGGAAAGTTCTTCTTCCCATCCTTCATGTTCTTTAAGGTACGGGGCGTAGATCAGTTCTTCGGCCTCTTTGCGGGCCGCAACGGCTTCCTCGACCGTGTCATAGCTGCCGAGATGATATTGCTTGCGTTGGAAATTGATATATGCACGCCATCGACCGTGGCAGTCTTTACACACGCCATTTGCGCCAGAAGTGGAATTTTTATTGATATGGCCTCCAACCCTTGTGCGAATCGACATAAGGGAAGAGCCACCCGCGTAAGCTGTGCTGTGAATTGCCCCGGTTTTCTCTCCAATGTCCCTGTTGCAATCTGCGCAATGCTGGATTCGAGAAAGCCTTGTGATCTTTACGGCGGTTTCCTTCCCACATTTCGGGCAAATAGCACGGCACAGAAAGCAGCCTGACCTCTTTTCGGGCAAAACTTCCAATACTTTCCATCCGTTAATAATCTGTCCTTCTTTTTTCTTCGCCTTTCGTAAAGCCGTCTCCGTCATGGCTGGCTTTTGCCCTCGATTCGCGCAAGACAGACAGCTTCGGCTTTTGCCAAGACGCAGGGAGCTGTCATACACGTCTTTTACCACTCCGCACTCACACTGGCATGTGTAGTAGTGCGGCTTTTCAGACGGTGCAAGCACCGTCCACTTTCCAAAATGCTTTCCAGTCAAATCTGCCATAACATTCTCCTCAGATCAGCCCATAGTGCTCGGCCAGCAGGAAGCGGACGTATTCCGGGCAGTCGCGCTCGCCCAAACACCACCCCTGCACCGTGCGGCGCGGGATGCCCGCACCCTTTGCAAAGGCGGTCTGGCTGATGCCGGATGCCACCACCATCTCCCGCACGCTCATGCGGGAGACGTCCCAGAGATGGGACAGGCGGGCGGTCTCGGCGTCCAGATCGGCGCAGCCATCGGAATCGTCCGGGATGCTGAGGGTGACGTTACCGAGAAAAACTTCTTTCGGCTGCTTGGCAGCCATGCCAAAAAGTTCTGCTTTGCTATACATGGTTGACTTCCTTTCTTTCGCATGATAATATGTTCGTGTACCTCCATGGTACGTCTTTCACAAAAGCCCCGTCAGGTGTTCGCTGCACTTGACGGGGCTTTTTTATTTAGTAGATCTTAACGCCCAGTTTTTCGGCGGCGGCTTCAACGACTTCTTCAAACGAGGGGCCGCGATTCGGGTCGTTCCAGTCGTAATCGCCAGCGGATGCAGCTTCCCACTCTTCTTCCATGTCAGCTGCCTTGCACAGCTCGGTGCACAGCTCGTAATCCCAGACATCGGACTTGCGGATGTCAGCGGCGATTTCAATAGCGTTTCTCATAATTTTGTACCTCCATGTTGTTGTGTGTTGGTGTCTTTCACTGTCTTTATTATACGCTCATTGAGCGTAAAAGTCAAGCCTATTTGTAAAATTTTGTGCTCAATGAGCACTTTTTTCTTTTTTGTAAAATAGAGCATTTTTGTCCTTCGTTGGTCACTCGTTGCCTCTCCCGCCGGGCGGTTCTGCTACACTGGGCGCAAAGGAGGCAAGCGCCAATGTGGATCAAGTTCAGCCCCACCCCCCACGGGGGCAGCGTCGGAGACTGTGCTGTGCGTGCGGTAGCTGCGGCCACTGGGCAGAGCTGGGAGCAGGCCTACATTGGATTGGCGCTGGCCGGCTTTGCTCTCGGCGATATGCCCAGCGCCAACCGCACATGGGGCGCATACCTCCAAAAGCACGGATTCAAGCGTCGCCTTGTCGAGGCGGACTGCACCACCTGTTACACGGTGGCAGATTTTGCCCGGGAGTGCCCGCGCGGTGTGTATGTACTGGGATGCTCCGGGCACGTTCTGGCCGTGGTCAACGGCGACTGGCTGGACAGCTGGGACAGCGGCGCAGAATGCCCGATCTACTACTGGTACAAGGAGGACTAAGCAATGCCGATCTATAACGGATACCCACAAGTGTATTACCAGCAACAGCCGCAGGGGCAGCTTGAAACGCTTCGAGCTGCACAATTTCAACCCCAGCCCGTCATGATGCCTACAATGCAGGGGCAGGCCGCACCGGCTGACAGCGGTTTTATCTGGGTACAGGGTGAAGCGGCAGCTCGGGGCTATCTGGTCGCCAACGGGAGCCGGGTGCTTTTACTGGATGCCGATTCCGATACCTTTTACATCAAAGAAGTGGGACAGGACGGCAGGCCGTTCCCTCTCCGCATCTACGACTACAAAGAACGCACCAGCGGCCCCAAAGCGTCGATCGCTGCCACGCAAGCCGCAGGCGGGGAGTATGTCACCCGCAAGGAGTTCGACGCGCTGGCGGCAAAGCTGGCGGCGTTGGAGAAGCAGGAAGCACCAGAGCCGGAAAAGGAGAGCTAAACGATGAGCAGCAGCTTGTACAACTCGATGGGCCGACAGACCCAGAACCCCATTGGCGGGCAGTTCCAGCAGTTTATGGGCCAGATGCAGGGAAAGAACCCGCAGGAGATGATAAACCAGATGCTCACCTCCGGGCAGCTCTCACAACAGCAGCTCAACGCCATTCAGCAGCGGGCACAGCAGATCGCGCCGATGCTCAACGGCATGAAAAATATGTTTGGATTCTAAAATGCGGCCGCATTTAGAATAAATTTCAAAATCTAACGTAAAGGAGTAAAACTATGTCTCTTTCTTCTGATAGCACGGTTCTGACCATGCCGGTACAGCCCGCCAATGGCTACAGCAACGGCTTCAACGGCTGGGGCGGCGACTGGATGGGCTGGATCGTCCTCTTCCTGATTTTCGGCATGTTCGGCTGGGGCGGCATGGGCGGCTTTGGCTGGGGCGGCATGGGCGGCTTTGGCTGGGGCGGCGGCATGGGCGGCGCTTCGCCTTATATGACCAGCGCTGTCACACAGGCAGACCTGCAGCGCGGCTTCGACAACCAGAGTGTCATGAACAAGCTGAACGGGCTGGAAAGCGGCCTGTGTGATGGCTTCTATGCCATGAACACTGGGATGCTTCAGGGCTTCAACGGCGTGCAGCAGGGCCTGAACGGTGTCACCAACGCCATGCAGCAGGGCTTCAACAGCACCAACGTTGCGCTGATGCAGGGTCAGAATGCTCTGGCTACACAGCTGGCAGACTGCTGCTGCAAGACCCAGACCGCAATCCAGGGCGTCAACTACAATCTGGCCACTCAGGAGTGCGACACCCGGAACCAGATGCAGCAGGGCTTCTGCGCAACGCAGAACACCATGAACAACAACGCCCGGGACATCATCGAGAATCAGAACAGCAACACCCGCGCGGTGCTCGACTTCCTGACCAATGATAAGATCGCCACCCTGCAGAGCGAGAACGACGAGCTGCGCCGGGCTGCTTCTCAGGATCGCCAGAGCGCGTTCCTGACCACCGCGATGAACGCACAGACCAACCAGATCATCGGGACTCTGCAGCAGAAAGCTCCCGTGCCTGCCTATCAGGTGCCTAACCCCAACGCCATTTACTATGGCTGTGGGACCGGCTGCGGCAGCTGCGCCTAACCAAATAACGGCAACTGACTGCAATTTGTAGTCTGTTCAGCCCCTGAGCTGATTTTGCAAACCAGAGCGCCGGGGCAAAAGTCCCGGCGTTTTTATTATGAAAGGAGCCGATAAAATGGCTGAATTTACATCTGTCGCAACCCAGACTGTGGCAGTTGGGCAGAACCTTCCCCTCACCGAGACTGCGGCGAAAGCGCCTGCGTGCATTGTGCACCGTGCCGGCAGCGGCCTTGTGACGCTGCGCGGCCTGACAAGCGGGCAGTGCCGGGCCCGCTTCAAGGTGAGCTTTGGCGGAAATATCGCCATTCCCACCGGCGGCGCCGTGGGGCCCGTTTCCGTGGCGCTGTCTGTCGGCGGTGAGGCACTCAATAGCGCGACCGCCATTGTCACACCTGCTGCAGTCGAAAACTACTTCAACGTTTTCGTTGCTGCGTTCATCGAGGTGCCGCGCGGCTGCTGCTTGACCGTGGCGGTTAAAAACACCGGCACGCAGGCGGTCAACATTGCAAACAGCAACCTGATCGTTGAGCGGGTAGCATAAGAAAGGAGATAAAGACATGCTGGATAAACTGAACCATCTGAAAGATGAAATGTGCGACGAGCTCATGGAG